TTATCGGATAATACAGGTGCTTTTGTTTCTTCTCCTTCTTCGTTGTATTCGCCTTTCTCTATGACTATATGTCCTAGCTTAACTATACAATGTTTATGTGTTGGATATTCATTACCTTCGTGAGTAGCTACTCCTAAAGCAGTTATCTTTTCTTCAGCTTGTTGTAAGCTATCAAATTCGTATTTTCCTATTCTTTTTTTCATATTATTATGTTGTTAATGCTATTAATTCTGCATCTGATAATGCTTCTTTATATACTTTTATTGCTTTGCATTTTCCGTAGAAGTATTGTGTAGTACCCGAGTAACCCGCAAAACTCAACACACTTAAAGTATTTGCAGAAAATGTACTACCAAGTGTATCAGTATCAACTTCTACGCCATTTACCCATAATGCAAAATCATTCAATTTATACTTAAATGCAATTTTATTAAATTGAGTTATATTGCTTACACTTACATCTGCGTTTACTTGTGTACTGTTTGATGATATTAAAAAATATTTAATTTTATTGGATGCATTATCAAAACCAATAGCCATTCTATTATTAGTAGTTCCATCTGACATAGTTATTCTTCTATCTGTAGAATCATCTGCTAGTGCAGCAATCTCTGCATAAAATACTCCCTCCTCACTATTAAAATCAGCAGACGTACCTGCACTATTACAAGTTTCTGCATCTCTTGTTACTGTTGTACCTGCTGTTGGTATATAACTTGTAGCATAGGATAGTGCTTCTACTTGTGCGCCCCATATATACATTTCTTCTGTATCTTGCAAATCTCTTACTATCTGAACCTGTATGCTAGTACCTGAAGTTGTTGTAAATGACCCTTCTATTCTAACCCATTCCGAAGTACTTAGAGAACTTCCGTAAGTTTGAGATAATAAACTGACTGAATTATCATTATCCCATATTGAAATTTTAGGATTAACTGCATCTATGTTTTTAGTATAAAAGCTAACAGTATAATCTGTAGTAGCAGACAAAGTAAGAGTGTCTGTTATTTTTGCATAATCAGCAGTTGAAGTTAATTTTGTAGCATTATTAGTTCCGTCAGGACTTGTTGTTGAGTTTAACGTAACTGTTATATCATTTTTAGTCCAATCACTTTGACTAAAATCCTCACTATAAGTAATAAGATTAGTACTAGCAGGTTCTAAAAGTAAATGACCATCTGTATCGTCTAAGAAGTCAATACGAGGAGTGTCTTCTATAGGGGTAAGGTCTTGAACTGATATGTTTGTTACTGAACCTATAAAAGAAGCGTCAGCCATAAGGGTAACCCATTGATTTCCACCCGCAGTAAATTGTTGGGTGTATGTTCCACTTGCACTTCTTGACACTGCTCCCGCACTTGTACCGCCTAAATAAATTAGTACACTTCCTGAAGTGTATGAAGTAACAGTATAAATTACTTGGTATTGCTTTCCTAAAACAATTCCACAATCTTGATACATTATACTATTAGACACTTGTGTACCATCACAACTTGCTATACCATCTCCTAAACTCCAACCTGTACCTAAAGTCCAATCATCATCAGGGTCTACTTGTTTTACTGATATATCAGATATTGTAACTACTTGACCTGTTCCTATTGAGTCTATTTTAATAAAACACCCTGAAGTACTTTGAGCAGTCATATATACGGTTTCTGTTATAAAACTTGTACTGCTCGTTTCTTGGGTATATAAACTACTTACACCATCCCAAAGCCTAAATTTTACATTACCTGTATTTACTTTAAATGTAATAGATATTTTGTATCTTACTCCTACCACAAGATTAGTAGGGATTGCGTAAGACGAATTAAAATAAGCATACCCTCCTCCCGAATCATCAACATAGGTTATGATTGTATTGCCAACATCATAAGTAACAGTATTATTAGGATATTCGTGAAATTTGAAAGCCTGATTAGTATTTTCAGTACGAACAGCTAACTCAGAACCCTCAGCATACGTAGGTAATACACCATATAAAGTTCCTGCCTTATATCCGTTAGGAGTTACTACAATACTTACATCATCTAATAATAAACTCATACTATATTATTTAAAATTGTTAATTGTGATTCTAAACAAGCTTTAGATTCAAAGTTACCACCATCAGCAACAACTCTAGATTCAAGGTCATTTGCCATCTCTTGAGGAGGTGTTAAAACTCCCACACTCTCTAGTGATATACTTAAAACTATAGCTACTCCACTTGTAACTCTTATTGAACTAACATTTGACATACATGTACCTGATGGAACAGTTAAAGATAATAGAGGAGTTGGGTCTACTTGCCCATCTATAGTTATAGTTCTTATACTGCTCTCAACAGGAAATTCCAATCTATAAAAATTTCCAGTTATAGTACCATCTGATGGAACAATTATAGTTTGAGTTCCATTACCCGTCATCTGCCTTAATTCATTATATAATGGTATATCCATTTACTTTATTTTTTAAACTAAATATTTTAATTCTATTGATAGGTTGAAAAATGTATCGTTAGCTCCACTAGGATGTTTAATCATAGGTAGTAAAAAATCTCCCTTAGATAAACTATTTACTATAAAAGAATCATCATCTATAGTCCCTAATTTAGTATTAAGTGAATAAGTAGAAGCTGTAAACTCATCTAATATAACCATAGTATTATGAGCTGCTCCCACCTGAAATTCGTCTGGCTCATCAGCAGTTACATTACTTCCCTTAACCAAAGCAAATGTAACAGTTTCAGTAGCATCTTTACCTGTTACCCATCCACAAACATTTGATATAGTACAATCTGCAGGAGCAACAAAAATAGAACTTCTTAACATATTGGAAACACTTATAACAGTTGCATTGTCAATAGTAGAAGCTCCATAATCTTTTGTAAATTCCAAATCTTTAGTTACATTCATATTTGCTGGATAATAATAATTTGAATTTGATGGAGCGCAATACCCTCTTAATACAAGAGTGTATGTTTTAACAGTTCCAACAGCAGCCCACTCTAAAGAGCCACTAGAATTTTTAGTTAATACAGTGTCGTTATTAGCTATACTAAAATCTAAAGGTAAATGAAGATTAGCGTTGCTTAAATTTTTATGTTCGTTAGAAGCCATAATTTTATTTTTTAATAGTAATATCCTTCATAATAACCACATCCACAATAACCATTACAACCACAGTTTCTAGAATTTGTATAAATACTATCATACATTATAATACCATGATTTTTCCAAACACCTGTTCTGCATGGTTTATTATCATCATAAGTAGGGTAATCTCCAGCTTGGTCTGCTCCGTTAAGATACTCTATAGCATCCTCTAAAAATATTTCTCCCTTTCTGTAAGTGTCTTGTTTATAGACATTTAACTCATCAGGACTTACAATATGACTAAATTCATCTATATTTGTAACAACACCCATACTACTACTATTCATTTGAATCTCATTGATAATTTCAAATCTAGTAAACCAAGCTAAGCAATCTAACAGATAGTCTGTTAGAAAAGTTTGATTTTCAGTTGTTAGTGTTCCTCCATCATTTTGTTCTTTTAGCTCTCCATAAAACTTAATACCCAACTTATCTTTTACATGAGCTAGTTCAGTAATAATTAAATTATTATCACTAATTAAATAAGGGTCAGTATTAGCGTTAGTAAAAGATTTACTAATTACTTCTCCAGCCGTTATAAGTGATTTATATTGTCTTAAATTCGCCATATTAGTTTTGTTCTATAGTTGTTTCTTTTTTTTCAGATTCTCCGTCTACATCCTCATCTTTTTCTACCACTATAACCTCTCTATCCGAAACAAACATATCTCCATCTTCTAACATATCAAAATCCTCATCTAATAAAGCTCTCTGTTCGTTTATAGTTAACACTTGTTTAATATCTACATCATTAGCGTAAGAAACTGGTGGCTCATAATGTATCTTTAAGTTCTTAGGGTCAAATCCCATTTCATGATATAGTAGTTTATGAATACCTGTTAGTAATAAATCTGTAGTTTCTTTAATAACAGTAGTCATAACTAAGTCATAAGCTATTCTAATCTCACTTCCTGTATTATTCATTTTACCAGAACTTACAATACCACTTAAAGATGGTTGCCATCTATGAGCGGTTATAATATTTTGGTCTGTAATTTGTTGAAGCTCCATCCAACTTCCATCTCTATCATCTTTTAGTATCTGCACATTAGCATTTGCTGTGTCTCCATTTTTAACGATAAACATTATTTTACCATTATTACCTTGTCCACAAAATTTCTTTTGAGCTTCTTGAACTAATTTTTTAGCTTCTTCTTCTCCCATATCTCCATTTATCTCCACGATAGCTGAAGGTTGGAATCCATTTTGGAATTGTGTATTATTCCATAATCCTATTTCATAATCTACCGATATATGTTCTAGTCCAGCAACATAATCAGGTAATCCATAAAAACTAAAAGTAGGTTCATAATCTTTAAATTGCATTACAAATCTACTTGATGTTACTCTAGGGTATAGAGCTATTTTTTGTATTTCATCTTCTCTACTTCTCCAATGTTTCCAATCAGGATGCACATAAACATCTCTTTTGTTTTTAGACATTCTAACTGTAGTAGCGTCTAAATGATAAAGATTTATACCTCCATCATATAAAACACCTTCTACATAAGCGTTACCAAATGTATAATAGTCATCAGCTAATTTTTTGAATACATCTCTCAATGATTCTCCGTCAGCATTTACATCTTTAATAAAATCTTTTGTAGTATCATCTTTACAAACGAATTTAGCTCCAGCTGTAAATACAACCTTTTGAGCTAATACCGACCTATGAGTAGATGATTTTCTTTTAAGCTCTGCTAGGTATTGAGGAAAAAGATTATCTTTCCCAAAAGGAATAAACTTAGTATTTATCCTATCTAAATCTAGAGGCTCCACTACATTAGGAGGAGTTACTAAATCAAATACACCAAACTCAAAAGTATTACTCTTGGTTTTCTTTGTCTTTACCTGACTCTTTTTCGGACTCGTTTGTTTCTTTGACTTTGTTGACTTTTTTAGCATCTGTTTTAGTAGTTTTTGTTTTTTCTATTTTTTCTACATGTGTAGTTAGTCCTAAAACTTCATAAGCGTGCGCTAATTCTTCTTGAGTTGCTATAGCCCATTTAATTTTAAAACCATCTTTATATGTAGTACCTGATGATAATTTTGCTTTATATTCTGCCATAATCGTATATATTTTTAATTGCTGTAAATCTACAACATTATTTTCACAATCACACATATAAATAAAAAAGATATAAGGGGGATTTTACTCCCCCTTTTATCAATTCATATAAATATTATGTAGTTGTAGCTTCTAAAGTTGATGTATTAACATCAAGAGTACCAGTAAATTCTCTTGGTAACTCAAATTGTCTTGCTACTAAAGTAACTGTTATTCCATTTTCTTCAGAATAAGCAGCTCCTGTAGCTCCTTCCATACCTGATAAATTAAGGTATGTTTGGTTTTTAGTTAAAACATCTTCATTTGCATACAACTCACTCAATCCAATTACCCAATTATTACCATTAGTATCAACTACTATTCCCATCATACACTCACTCAAAAGAGCTTGTAATTCGTGGAATTTAGCATTCTCCATCATAGGGATGTAGAAAGATAAGGTACATTCAAATGCTGTAGAGCCATTTTCTTTTGTAGCTGCTACCGCAAGTGTTGGAGTTTCATTCTTAAACTCATAAACATACCAAGTAGCTGTTGAACCTACAGTATCTACTATAGATGATATTGCGTGGTTACCAGCTGAGTTGTCATAAGTACATGCGTCGCCTGTAGCGAAGCTTCTTAATAATATTTGCGATATACCTCCAGTTGATTGTAAATCAGTGCAACCAATCGCTAAACCTGTGTCTATTGCCATTTTATTTAATTTTTAATTGATTAATAATTACACTAACATACCTCCGTTAACTAAAGAGTCCCAACCATATTGGAAGCCCATAGTGAACGCTGAACGAATATACATTTTTTCTGTTACCTCATCATAGAACATTTTTAACTCATTCTCTGGAGCTGAAACATCAGTACCAATGAAGAAGTTATCTTTAGCTCCGTAAATACAACCTTGAGTTGTTTGAATACCAGCTGTAGCAGCAGTAAACAATGGAGGTATATCAGCTCCTGTTAAAGCAGTTAATGCTTCATCCCACTCATACATAGCTACTAATTCAACACCTCTATATCTCAATCTTTCATAGTTAACACCTGATTGAGCTTCTGAATGTCCGTAATCAACCGCACCCGCAGTAGCTATAGTTGTTAATGAACCATAGTATGCGTTATAAATGTTTGGAGTAACGAACATTCTTTTTTCTGAAGCTGGAACTTGTTGTAGTTCAGCTGGAGCAGTATCAAATACTGTTTGTAGTAATAAAACTGCATCTGCTGGGTCAATTGCAGAACCTACAGCAATAAGGTTAGCTGCAGCTGTTGTTGCAGCAGTAACTTCTCTTAATTGAGTAGCTCCGTTAATTGCTGTACCTACTGATAAAGCTTCCCATAGTCCATCTCCCATTGATTTGTAAGAACAGTCTGCTACTGCAGCTCCTGAATCTCCTGCCCACATATTTCTTACTAAGTCATGCTTAATACCATCTCTAGTTCTGTTGATAATTGCGTCAGCTAATTCTGTACCTGAAAGGTCAGCCATATCAACTCCATTTCTATAAGACTCTACAATTACATCATCTTTAAATTCTGTCCAACATTGTTCTTGTTTTACAGAAGTGTTAGTTGTTGTAATTACTTTTGGAGCGATTGTAAATCCTGCTGGAGTACAAGCGTTAGCTCCACAAGCGTCGTTTACTGCTGTTATCCCCTGTAATTTAGGAGCTAACATAAGGTTTTGTTTATACTTTACATTTGGGTATATTCTGTAATTACCCATAATGTCATCTGATGTAAACATTGGTTCTAATAAGATTTTTGAAGCGAATTTACCTTCATAAACACCTCCTAATCCATCTAATGCTATATTTGCCATTTTTTTTCTTTTTTAATTATTTATATTGATGATTTGATTTTAGAAGCTAATGCATTAAAAAACGCCACTTCATTACTTACTTCTTCTTTTACTTCTACTACCGCTGGGTCTGAATCTGTTGAGATTTCAGTTCCTTTAGCGTTAGATTTGTTGTTTAGCTTTTCAATTTCTGAGTTTAAAGAATCTACAGTATTTTTTAATTCTGTAATTTCCTCATCTTTAGAAGTTGATAAAGCATTAACATCTACTACTTTAGATTCTAATTCAGAAAGCTTGTTAGAGATTTCTTCATTATCAGCTAAAATAACATTTACTTCTGATACTTCTGTTTTATCAACTCCGCCCTTAACTGCAGCAACAATTTCTTCAACTTTAGCACCAAACCATGATTTTAATTCTTCTGTCATTGTCTTACTTTTTTTGTTATTATTTAATTGATTGATGATTTCTTTTTGAGTTTTATTTTTAAACTTACTTATATCGTATTTAGCTGCAACCATTACCGCATCTGATACTCTATCAATAAATCCGTATTGTAACGCTTCTTCTGAATTGAACCAAGTCTCCTCATCCATCATTTCTTCAATTTGAGATAATGGTAAATTTGTTTTCTTGGAATATATATTAGCTATTTCAGAACTTAACTTGTCTAGCAGGGTTGCTGTCTTTCTCATATCCTTTGCTTCTCCCATTGCCCCACCCCAAGCGTTATGTATCATATATAAAGAGTTCTCTGACATTATAATTTCATCAGCAGCTAAGGGAATAACGCTACCCATACTTGCAGCTATACCTTCTACATAAGCTACAACCTTTCCTTTATATTTTTTAAGAGTGTTGTATATAGCCATTCCATCAAATACCTCTCCACCAACACAATTAACATGAAGGTAAATATCCTTACCTTTTAATAATTTTATATCTTCAACGAAGTCTTTAGCTGAAACACCATAACTACCAACTTCATCATATAAATAAACATCAACAAACTTATCTGTTTGTTTTGCGTTTATTGAATACCAACTTTGTTTATTATTCATTTTACAAATTTAATTTTAATTAATACTACATTTACGAAAAAAGTGGAAAAAAGATTTACCACCTAACATTCTTAACTATTTTTGATTTATCTCTCTCCTTATAAACTATGTTCTGAGCTGTCCGTTCAGTTATATCATATTTTATTGATAAGTCTATAAAACTATGAGTTCTATTACCATCATTTGTTACAAGTAAACTATCAAAATCTTTAATTACCATATAATTCCTTAGCCTTTTTGGCTCTATCATACCCCTCTCAATTAAATGAGCTAGCATATCTTTTATTTGAGGTTCTTCCCCAAACCTTCCTTTTAATTCAATATATAATAAATCAATATACTCTGTTATTATCTCTGCCTTATTTTCTCTTTGAGCCATATTATGATTCCCAATAATTAGCAACCTCAGTCCAAAATTTAACTACAGCTTTTCTACATCCTACACAACTAATAGATTGTTTAATGTTTGGAAAATGTCTATGCCATTCTGCAAATAAAAATGGTAAACTTGTAGGATGATACACTTCTTTAGAATCCATGTGATTTTTATTTCTAATAACATTCTCCATTATCTCTTTTCTTTTTTCTCCCTTAATCTTTTCAGCTACTAATTCTATACTCATATTATAATTTATTGGTTACTCTTTCCATTTACCTAAAGGACACTCTCCATAAAAATCTTTACTTAATGTAGTTTTAGCATCTAAGAAACAACTACATTTACCACACCTTGCTCCCCATTCCCATTTAGGTTTTTTTAACATTAAAAAATTTCTGTAAAAACTACAGCTTTTACAAGTATCTAATCTCTCCTGTTTAACTTTTTTATTAACAAACATATCTTAAAAACTTGCTTCAGCTTCAATAGTTTTTATAGTGTTCTGTGTAGATGTTATATCAGCTTCCACTACTACTACCCTAGAACTTCCTCTATTAGATGATTGATTAGTAACATCAAATTGTGTTTTAGCAAATGAGGGGTTATTAGTTACACCTCCATCAGCAAACTTAACTCCACCACCAGCACTGTTCATAGCGGATAACTGACTTCTAAACATTGATGTACTTCTTTTATTTATAACAGCTTCTCCTCCTTCTAATTCAACCACTCTACCTCCTACAGCAAACTTCTCTCCACCCTGAGCATGAGAATTACCATAAACCATACCACCATCAGCGTATGTACTGTGTTGACCACCATAAGTATAATAAGACATAGCTCCAGAGCTACTTCTTCCTCCTCCACTACTACCACCACTACTACCCCCACTACCCGAAGGCATACCTGCACCACCTCCTACTCCAAAACTAGATTTAATCTTACTAACAACTCCTTTTATTGCCATATAAGTAGCACCTATAGCTAATAGGTTAAGTGGGAAAGGTATAGATTTAGCCGCAGCAGATACTGTAGTTATAAATCCTGAAGCAGCTGTAGATATATTAGAAATTGTTTTCTTTAGATTAGCAGCTACAACTTTACCTGTCATAGCAACATCTATTACTTCAGCTATAGTTTTCTTCTTTGTAGCTAAGGTATTTATTGTTGTAGCGATTGCTAATATCTTTTCTGCTGTAGCAGCAGCTTTAGTAACAACTACACCAACCTTTCTTAATCCTGACAACTTCTCCTCATCTCCTGCTAAATCTTGCATCTGCTGACCTAAGTCTCCAACACTACTTATATAATCATTCATAGCTGCTATTTGAGCTTCAGTAGTCTCTATAGTGTTTCGTTTTAATTCCTTATTAATATTCTTTTGTTCCTCTGCATATCCAGTATAAATGCCGTGTTTTTCTAATAAATAAGCCGCTTCTAACATTAACATAAATTGTTGATGCTCCATTTCTGTAATCTCTTTATTAGCAAGAGCTTCCTCAAGGTTTAGTTGGTCGGTTTCATACTGTTCAGTTAACAAATTTGCTTCTTGGTCTTTCTTTAATTTAGCTGAATCTAATTCTTGTTGAGCTATTTTGTTTTCAATTTGTGTAGTTTCTTGTTTATGTTTTACAAGAGCTTTTTTATTATCGTCTAGAAATTGAGCGTCAAGAGCGTCTAATAATGCTCGTTCATCTTCTTTAAGTAAATTCAGTGATTTAATATAAATCTCTTCTTCTTCCTTAGCATCTTTTAAATCTTGTAATTCTTCAGCGTATCTAGCTTTGTTTAAAGCTAATAGATTTTTTGTTTGAGCTAGAGTACCGTTAATTTCTTCTTCATCAGTTAATTTTTTTTGGTCTAAAAAAGCTTGTATTCCTATAGCTTTAGCCTCTAACATTTTTCTGTCAATTGTTAGTTGGTTACCAACCATAGCTACTCCCGCTTCTTGTTCTTTTACTAATTGAGACATAGTGTATTTAGCAGATGTTTTTATCTTAACACATCTACCATCTTCAGTACTCCATTCCCATCCTTCTTCACATCCTTCTTCTTCTCCTACTCCAGTGGATTGAGAACTCAATAAAGATAGTACATCTATTCCTCCAGACCTTTTCTTTATAATACCCTCAAGACTCTTTGTCTCTGTCTCAACATAATCCTCTGATAGAGCTGATAAAAGTTCTACTGGAGTCATATTGTATTGTTCTAAAAGAGACATTAGATTGTTAACTCTATCAGATGTGGCTCTGTCGCTTGCAGAAGATAAAGCATTACCACCTCCAATCAAACTAGGGTCATCTATTACCGCTTCTATTAGACTTATATAATCTGACTCCCAAACATCCATACCTAATGGACCCGCTCCTTCTTTTTTAATACTCTTACCAATTCCATATTTATCTGGTGAGCCTGGAGCTTTAAGTCCCCCAGGCACAAATTCTTTTAATTTTGCAACTATAACATCAGATTCTACCTTAGCTTTCACTATACCTGCTTGTAAATCTATAAATATATCAGCTAAAGCTCTTTGTGTCATAGCTTCAATTAACTCATTTGTAGAATCCTTTATATTTTGTATATTGGTATTTTCATCAATAAGTTCTTTATTGTGAATCTTCAATACTTTATTTAAGTTATCTACATCTATTTTTTCTTGAACCTTTAATCTATTATATTTTTCAGTCGCTACAGCGTTATCTTCTAGATTATCCCCCTCCTTCTTCATGATTTTAGCCATCTCCTCTTTGCTTTTAATAAGAGATTTAGTAGAGATTCTAACTTTTTCAATTTCCACTTGAGTAGAAACAAAAGCGTCATTTACTCTTGTTAAAGTAGGATTAAGGTCTGTAACAGCTTCATTAACAAACATGAACTGAGAAGCTAAACTTCCTAAAGCAATAATAAAAAACCCTATACCTGTAGATGCTATAGCGGTAGTAAGAGTAAGTAAAGCTCCTCTTGCTATAGCTATAGCTCCAGCCCAAGTTCTCATACCAATAGTTGCTCCAACAGTTTCAGCAGCGAAAGCTTTAATCGCCATTCTAGCTGGGATAAGACCCACTACAAAATACCCAATCGCTTTAGTTACGAATGTTATAGTGTCCCATAATTTTTTTAATTTTTTCTCATCTTTAACTAATTGATTTAGCCATTTAGCAAGGGAAACAAAACTCTTTTTTAGAGCTCCTCCAAATTTTTCAACTATAGCTATTGATAACCCTTGAAAAGCTGATTTAACTTTTAATATACTCCCTTCTAATGTATCTCCAACAATACCAGCCATTTTATCTCCAGCTCCACTAGCTTCGTTTAATTTTTCAGTTAATTCTTTAACATCATCAGCTCCCCTCAACATAGTACCAAAAGCAGCTACTTGTCTAACATCCATAAATGTTAATACATCTCCCAAGTCAGTACCCTCATCCTGCATATCCTTAAATACCTTTAACATATCACCCATACTATGTATTGTATGTCCTACTTTTCTAGTTAATTCGGATGTAGGGTCTTGCATTTTAAGTAATATATTTCTTAGGGATGTACCAGCAATTGAAGCTTCAATACCAGTATCAGCTAATTTAGCCATAATAGCTGTTGTTTCTTCAATAGTAAAACCAGCCATAGTAGCAATTGGAGCTACTTTAGTCATGGATGTTTGCCATTTTTCAATATCTAAAGCTGAACTTGTAAAAGCTACAGCCATAACATCTACCACTCTACCTGTTTCAGTAGCATCTAATTGAAAACCTCTAACAGCGTTACCAGCAACTGTAGCGGCTCTAGCTAAATCACTACCTGTAGCTATAGATAAATTAATAGTAGCTTCAGTAGCTTCTAATACTTCAGCAGTTGTAAATCCTAATTTAGATAAATTTAATTGTAAGTTAGCTACTTCAGAAGCGGTAAAGAATGTTGAACGACCTAACTCTTGAGCTGAGTCTGATAATTTTTTGAACTCATCATCAGTAGCTCCACTAACAGCTTTTACTTTAGCCATGGTAAACTCAAACTCTTGAAATGTACCAATCATTGTAGTTAAAGCCTGATTAACCCTTCTAAAAGCTGTTACTAATATAGAGAAAGCTGCCGCTCCCTGTATAACACCCATAGTCATTGATTTTTGTAAGCTAGTGGATTTTTTAGTAGTGTTATTAGCATCTAACATAGCTTTCTTTGTTTCTCTTAAAGCTTTAGATTGACCTTTAATAGCATTTTCGTTCTTTTTATATTGTTTCTCAGCATTTTTACCAGCATTAGCTCCATCTTTCATATCCTTCTTGATGTCTCTTTGCTGTTTTCTTAATTTCTTAAGACTTTCCTCAAGTTGTTTTATTTTAGCTACACCCTCAACTTTTACATTTATTATCTTATTTATCTTTGCCATATTTTTTTATTTATTAACCTGCGAAAATATCTATTACTCCACCACCTTCTTCTAGGTATTTAAAATACTCATCTATTTCTTTTGGTAAAGCTGTATCTATATTGTTATACACTCCTAATTCTGTTGCCATTATATCTGCTTTTGATACAAAGTCTGATTTACCTGAGTTCATTCCAAATTCAGTAGGATATTTAGAAGCTAGTCTGTGAGATATACTATAAGCAGCTTGTCTCATATCTTTTTTAGAAAGATGAGAAAATAAATTTCCTTTTTGTCTCATCCAATTTAGTATTACATTCTGACTAACATAAACCCCCTTTGTATTTCTTACCCCATAATCATTTAATCTTTCCCAATAATCAACTAAACTTCTAACATTTAATTCTACTAAATCATCAGAAACTTGCACATTAGCTCTAAAACTTCTATCTAAATTACCAGAAGCTTTATGTCCCTGCTTATCTAATATAGACCTCATAAAACCTATAAGCTCTTTACCTATTTTTTCTAATTCTATTTTTAAGTGTTGAAATTCTGCCATTAGTTTGTTCTTCTTTTTAATGGTTGACCACCATAAACATCTTCCGCTGTTGTTGACCTTACAATAGGCATTAAATTGTCATACGAATCAGTATAAAGAATAGGTAAGATTATATCTTCTTTAACATCCGCAACCGCAATATCCGTAATAGTGGGTTCTGATGTTGTTGAAAGAGTTACATTAGTTACTAAACCTACTCCTTCGCAACATTCCTCATTTTTTGGTGCACTAACAGTTACCCCCGTTAACCTATCCTCCTCAGTTAATGTAGTAGTTGTAGAAGTCATAATACTATGAGTCATATATATTGGGCCTCCTCTTTCCATAACAACCCCCTCTCTATTAACACTTAATGCATTTTTAGATGGAGTTGTAGATGATATTCCACTTAATGTTGGTTTGCTTGATTTTATTTGTCCTGGCATGTTTTATAATTTTATATCCATTGTATAAACTCAACTTTTGTCGTTGTATTTTTTAGAGGAGCGTAATCAAGAACTTTATTTATTCTCCAATAAGAACCATTTATATAAACTAATTTACTTAAATCTAAAGTAGCTATGTCAGATGAGTTTAAATTTATATGCATAGTTCTAATTCTTGGATTTGCTTTTAATTGCTCTATCATTTTTTTCCAATATAAACTATACAGACCCTCAACTGATGTTGATGTTGATGTCGTTGGAGGTTGTATAATCTCATCATTAAATGATAAGTTTGTAAATTTATTTCCTGAATCGTTATCCCAATCTACAAATGTAGCTCTTGGAGTTTGGTTAGACCAAACCCTTGAGTTGTTTGTGTCCCAATAATTCCATCCTGTAACTATATTAGAGTTGTTTGGATTATCAATATATCCTTGATAAAGTAGTATTCTTGGATTATATTTATATAGTTTATCAGGTCTTTCAACTGTATACATGCTAATATGGCTTAAATCCCATCCATATAAAGATTCTGATGAGTTTATAGCTGGAGTAAGTGGCGGATTATTATATTGAACAGCTGGGTTCCAATCACACCAAGTTGATGAAAAAACAGGATTTTCAAATTTTGTCATTCCTTTCTTATAATCTTCTCCTAACTCCTCAAAATAATTAAAAAAGTTATATTCTCTACCCACTTCCTTGAATGAATCGTTAATATATCTCATTAATCCATCACTACCATCATTCTTATATTGAAACGAAATTCTCTCATTAAGTCCAATATTATAATCATCTTCAATTTCTTTTGATAAATCTAATTTGTCTGTCCAATCATAAGATAAACTTTTGTCTTTGTAAAAATCATTAAAAGGTTCAATATAAACAGTTTTAGTAGTAGGGTCAGTCCTAAACTGAAGATTAAATAAATGAGAGACACCCTTTATGAAATTAACTTGAGATATATTGCAGGGAAGTAAGTCAGAGTATTTATATCTTTCTCCCCACTGATAGTCTGATGATGTTGGAGTTATTTTAAAATATGGAGTTTCGTATCTTTCCCAAATATTTATAATATTATCAACATCTGGGTCTGTGTAAAAGAATCCAAAATAATCAAGTGGTGTTGCAAAAATTAAGTAATTATCGTTACTTCCTGTTATACTCGTTCTAAAATTGTCGTTTACAGCAGCTACTCCCCACCTAACATCAGAAGCTGTAGCATTTGACCTTGCTTTTACTCTTACCATAACTCTTACTTGGTCTCCTGTGTCAAGAGTAACTTCAGCTGAATTTCCTACGCTAACAGCGTTTAACATAGGAATTACTACCTTTCCTGGCGAAGATGGGTACTCTGGAGAAGTTGCGTCGGTTTGAGTTGTACCAATATAATTATTATAATCCCAAGCACCAACCTTAGCGTTATCTTCTGATGTTACAGCTAGAGGAAAATTAAATGAACCACTACCACCATGATTCAAAAAAATACCCATATACACTTTTAATCTACACTTAACATAAGCTTCTGTTGTTTGGTCATTTTCAAAGTTACCAATTATTAATTCAGCTACTGATTCAAAATTATACTTACCTCCAACAGAACAAGTCCAAACACCTGTAGACGCATCGTAATCTCCATTTATATCGCTAACTATTTTGTCATTTTTTATTGTTTTCCATCCAGTATCTGTATATGATGATGAGTTAATAGTTTTGTTATTACTAGCTACTAATGTTTGATAATCTGTTGATGTTATTGTACTATCCCATATACCCTTACTTCCTCCTGTAGGACTATCTTGATTCCAAAATTCTCTTGAAACCATAACTTCAGGAGGTCTTAGTTTATCTAACTTATCTAAATCAGGAGGGAAATGACATATTAATTTTTTAAAATCAGCATTTTCAATAAAATTACTTGAAACATTATATCCAACATCACTAAACATAGTTACAAGTAGATTATAAAGATACCATGATGGTCTCATATCTTTAGTTTCGCTACCAAGTTGATTTTCTTCAAATATCCAAGCTCCTCCCCATCCTGAATCCCACTTACCATAATCTATTAGTGGATAAACAATATCATTTGTCGCTTGGGTGTCTGTCCAACTAGATATTATATTAGCAGGAGTGTATTCTATTGTTTTAATTTCTCTAAGAGAAACATTATCAAGAGTACCTATAAATCCACCCGAACCTGAATTTAAACGAAAGGTATTTATATTAGCTCCAGTTCCCGCATCTCCAAAAATAAATTGATAACTCCATACCCCAACATTATTAGCTCCTGACCATACAGAAGTATCTCCAGCGCTATTTGTTATACTTCCTTCTAAAGACCCACTAGTGTAAGATGTTATTTCAAAAGAAACTTCGTATCTATTCCCAACAGTTAATTGATTATTTATATTTGTTATGTCTTGGTCTAATTGTTTATATATTGCCATAAACCAAACTATCTGACCAGAAGTCCAGAGTAAACCTGTAGAGCCTAATGTAAAGTTCCAATCTCCCGAAACACCACTTATTACCTGAGTTACAAAATCTCCATTCTTTATTAGTTCTCCATGTTTATCAAATGTATCACAAACATTTCTATTTTTTATTTTAGATAACCATCCATAATTACCACCAAAAATAGTACAAGAATAAGACAATGGTTTTGATGATTGTTTGTTTCCCTTTACCTGAATCTTACCTTTAAAAAAATCTATAGTATCTATTAATATTCTACAATCTTTTAATCCAACAATATTTTTCGTATCGTCTATTTTTGCATTATATATATTGTCAAATAATTTATTATTATTTTTTGTAGCTGGAACATCAAATGATTTTGAGAAATCTCCAAATCTTGATTCTAAATCTCTACCATCTGAAATAAGGTAAGTTAATGCTAGGGGAAAATTCTCACTATCAGTAATATCTAGTGTTCCTAAAACACTATTTTCATAATCTAGTATCTGTACTTCTATTTTAGCCATTAGTTAGATTGTGTGTTTAATTTATGGGAATGCGTGTACTCTATATTGAATTTAACAAGACCTAAACTTTCATCTACAGTGCTTACTGTTGAATTATTTATAATTACAGGGAAATAATCTTTTTCTGATGGATGAGATGTAGGATTGCTTGTGTTAGCTCTTTCACTAGCTGCGTTTTGTAATTCTATCCAAACATTTGGAGAAGTTACTATTTCTTCTAACCATTTAGCTTGAACTGAATTTAATGGCTCTGTAAATACACTGCCTTTCTCTGTAGCTGTCATTCCTAAAGTTTCTATAGATGGTTTATATGTATCAGCTCCTAATGGGTCTTGACTTGTTGTAAATGTACCTCCATCATATTGTTGTATATATCTCATATCAGTAGTTTGTCTCTCAAAAAATGTTTTAGTAACATCCACACCCTCTGTAGTATCTCTCTTAGCTGTATAACTATCTATACCTCCCATTCTATTTACCCAATGAAATCTTACAAAAGGGAAAGCGGCATTTGCTGACTCTCTATCTATCTTGTAATGTCTTGTCTCGCTAACCTTAAAAGTTGTACTTCCATCATTTGAATATAAAACAGCTTCATAAGATTCTGTATTAGCTGTTATTCCTGTTCCTGTCCAATTAGTAAGAGTATTCAAATATGCGGGAGATACATTTTGCATTATGTATTTACCCTGATAAGGTGTGTTTAGGGGAGCAGTTCCAAAATTACCAGAAACATATGGAGAAGTAGCTCCTACTGTCTCTTGCCAATCCCTGATATTTACATAGTTTGTTGAGCTATCAAAATTAGTAGCTGTTACGCGCATATACCAATCAATAGAATCTAAAGTACTTCCAGTCCTAGTAAAACTATCTAGATAATATGATAACCACTCTGCTTCTTCATCTTCTCTTACAAGTTTTGGAGCTGAGTACGGAGGAGTTTCTACATAACCCTCCCCATTTGGGCATAAAGATAAAAATTTACCTCTAGGAGTAGCGTAATAAGCTCCTGTTATTCTCCATAAATTAAGATTTCCGTACCATCCTGTATATTGAGGAACACTGTTTATTATAGGATATGAGCTAGTGTTTTTTCTTACATCATTAGTGCCATCATTTGCAATTACTAAATTACTTCCAGATGACGTTTCTTTTACTTCAAATCTAATTTGAACATCAATAAATCTAGAAGAACCTTGAATAGATGTAAATGGATATATGTCATTTGTAGAATAATGACCTCCCATTTGATAGTCAGCAGACATAGCTCCTTTTTTGATTGGAGCTAAGGTATAAGATAAATAATTTTTTACTATGGGAGCAATATCAACAGTAAAAGTGTGGTAGTTAACAGTTGTGTCCCAAGTCGCCGATTGGGGATTTATACCCTCATTAGCTTTGTATGGTAAATCTCTTGATTTTCTTAATGTTCCAGCTAACACCATATTAGTAGCTCCTGTTGAATTATTTACAGTCCTAGAACTTTGATAATCTACTCCAATATAAACATCAAACAAAACATTTACTACATCTCCCGATTGTAAAGCTGAATCTAATGAAGTATTAGTTATTCTAGGAAGTGTACTACCCCAGTTAATTTGATATACTAAAGGTTGATTACATGAAATTAGTCTAGCTTGGTCATTATTACTATATCCACTTGTCGCAAGTGTTGCGTATGGACTTTTCATTATATTTACAGCTGATGCTCCTCCGTTTAAATTAACTGACATATTTAATAAATTTTATATTTGTTATTTAAGTAATCTCTAACTTGACTTATTTCATCATTTGATAAAGCTTTGTTGTAAATAATTACCTCTTGTATATCTCCATTCCAATAATCTCCAACCCCTCCTGACTCTATAAATCCTACTCTAAATGGAGCTAAATTAAATCCATCATTATTTGAATATAAAGGAACACTGGTTGTAACTTCAGTGCTGTTATTATATTGAAGATGAAAATCAGTATTATTAATACTAGCTCTTCCTATATGCCATTCCGTTCCTAAGTCAAAAATACCACTAAGTACCTGTCCGCTATTACCTGTATCATCTATAGCTTTAAACCAAACTCTACCACTACTTTGCATACCAAAATTCAATCTATCGCTACCTCCTCCTGAAGAATCTCTATATCCTATAACCCTTTGACTGGACGCTGTAGTAGCACTAGATTTTCCAACATAAAAAATAGTTAAATCGTTACCCGTTAAGGGACAGTTGTTGTCTGAAACTAAATAATCAGTTGTTCCATTAAAAGAAATCTTACTCTTATCTGAAGCTCCATCATAACCATATCTTAATGGTTGGTTTGCTACTGTTGATTGAGCAACATTATTTGATTGTCCTGATTTATCTCCCCAAGCACTAGATTTTTTAGTAGGGATGTTAAATGTTACATTGCTATCTGCTGATAACCATACTACTAAATCGCTTATTGTGTCAGGATAAACAGATTTTGGAGTAAAACATCTTGTAAACATTCTCATATCAAAACTCATTGTTATCCTACATAACTTATCGTTCTTACTGTTCTTTACTCTATCTATTCTTAAAGATTCTTTATCTATATATACTTGTGTTGGAGTTGGAGATGAGGTTGAAACATTCGGTATTACACCTCCTGAATACTCTATCAATACATTATCCAACCATTCTAAAGCTAAATCTTGTAGATTATCCCATCTTTGTTGTAATGTAACTGCATTTTGAGTTGCTGTTTGGTAAGTATTGTAAAATTCCATCTCTACATTGTAATGCTCCCATCCCTCATAAATATCTGGCATCCTAGAAGTAGGAGGGGTCATAATCATTAAGGGATATATAGTGTCGTGGTCTTGGTTTACCTCTCCCTCGTATTTGAAAGCACTATCTCCATAAGTCCATTTATTTGTAGCTACAGTTACAAAATCTGTTAGTCTTGTGATAGCCATAATTCTTTATATTTATTTTTTCTGTTATATTTCTTTTTATTCAAATGGATTTTATTCCCAATCATTCCATTTTTCTTATCTTCTTGGATTTCTAACCATTTTACATACTCTTTTAACTTTTTATTATCTTCTTCTGAAATTATCATGCTATTTTATTTGGATTCCTAATTTTATCATTAATTGCAGCTTCAAAATCTTTTTGGGCTGTTTGCCAACTCATATATGTTAATACTTTGTATAAATTTGCATCTTTTACTGAATCTATACTGTTTTTACCTCCTTCTGTAAATACTCCCTTCTCAGCTATACTATATAAACTATTTAACCAACCATAAGGCTTTATAAACCTTTTATATTCCCCTTCTGTCCTTACGCCTCCTGTAACAGTTGTTTTTGCACTGAAGATATTTGGAAATGATTTGTCAATTTTAGATTTTGTATGCTTAAAAAAAAACTGAACTCCCAAATAACATCCATTGTAAGTAACTTAAACTTCTCTGTTTTTTTATCTATATTATCTTCATCATATTCTTCTCCAGCTCTCCTACACAAAATTGCCATTTGTTCAGGTAAAACATCAAAAACACCATGTTTCATACTGTCAATAGTCATATCTAACTGTGTAGATTCAATATAATCTCCAAAAGTGTTATCAAACATAGCTTCTTTAGGGAAAAAGTATTTTTCTTCTTCAAACATAAATCCATCTACTCCCATAGGTTTATATTCCTCTGTTACCTTACCGATAAACTCCATAGCTCTACTAATACTATCAACATCACATCTTTGTAGTGTATTATCATCAATTTTTGTTATATATTGAAAAATATCAGTATTCATCTTTAACATTTCAACTGTACTAATTTTTGAGAAGGGTTTTTGTTCATCAAACTCCCCTTCTTTTAATTTAGCCTTATGTTTTTGTTCATGATTTTTTATAATATCATACCAACCACACCAATACTCTAGTGTAATGTCCTTCCATTCTGTTGGAACTTCATATTTTTTACCATCAATATCTAATGTTACCATTTTTCGTCTATTTTTACTGTAAATTCATTTGTTAGTCTATCATCAGCGTATATATCATAAGTCTCTCCAATAATTTCTGAAGTTTTCTTAAATAATTTTTGTCTTATTTTTTTGAAGTTATCTCTGTTTTCTTTGTTACTAATACCAGCTAAAAACCCAACAGCAGCAAAAACTACTAAGTTTGGAATCATATACCTCCATTCTAACATAGCAGATTCATCAATCGCTCCATCATGTTTAATAAAATTCAAGTGGTCAACTCTAAATTCGTTGGAATATGATATAATCATACTTAAAACCTCATTAAAATCATTAAATTTACCCATATCCTCCTCCTCTGTAACATAATAAATCAAAGCTTTAATATTTTGGATGTATTTATCCAATATTTTCTTATGTTCTATGTTGTCGCAGATTATATCCATAATTTATAGTAAAATATATGCAAAAATAGAATAATAAATAATACAAGCTACGAAAAAATTAGAAATCTACGAAAAGTAAACAATTTTACCGCTATTTGACCAAATTTCTCTATTTACAGCCATTACAAGACAATCTACCATATCATCATGTTTTGCAGCTGGAAATTTAACACATTGTTGTATAAATTCTTCATTCCACTCCCCTTTAACTAAACTTACCCTACCACTTTCTAAAGCAGCTGATATATCTTGTACTCTTGCTACCTTATCTTTTGTTGGTGGTACATCTTCTCTTACATTTAACCCTGTTTCCCTTTTTAATGTTTGTACTATTGACTTACCTGAAGCTTTTGGCTCCACAAAAACTCTACTACTATTTGTATATCCATTCATCTGTACCCATTGAGGTATAAATCTAATTAAATCAGGAAAATCTTTATGAACATTTATACAAGATATAATTTGCCATTTATTTTCTCTATATGTATAAGCTAGTAAAGCTGATGGGTCATTTTTTTGATTTGCAGTATATGCGGGGTCAATTACAAAATTAACTACAGTTTTTTCGTCATGTTTTTTGTAGTCGTCTAGTGTTAACCATTCTGCTCTTATCATTCCTGAGTTAAGAGGGGTTGGAGTTTGCATTAGTTGTCCAGCATACCCATAACTACCCAAAGCTTCTTTATAATCTTGTAATATATCTCTACTAAACCTATCTTCCCAAAATAAACCATCTTCATTGTAATAACTTTCTAATGATTTTGGTTTTATGTCTGGAGATACTTCTGCAGGTATGCAAATGTGTTTATATTTTAATCTGGTGTTCAATCCTCCTACTAAATATCCGCTGAGGTCGTTCTCGTGTATTCTTTGCATTATGATTATACGAACCCCCGTTAGAGGATTGTTCAGCCTTGAGTAAAATGTTGTTCGGTACCATTCGTTAGCATTTTCCCTCTCTACTTCTGACGCAGCGTTCTTAGGCGAGACGGGGTCGTCTATAATAAGAAAATCAGCTCCCTGTCCTGTAATGGTTCCTCCAACTGAAGTTGCTCTACGCATTCCCATATAGTTATTTTCATATCTTGCCTTTAAGTTCTGGTCTTTTTTAATATGAAATATCTCTCCCCATCTTTCTATAAACCAATCGCTCTGAATAACATCTCTTGATTTAGTTGCATGTTCTATAGAAAGGTCTGCAGAGTAAGAAGCAGTAATAAATCTAAGTTTAGGGTCTCTAATCCAACACCAAACAGGAAATAGAACAGTAGTGATTAGTGATTTAGTGGAACGAAATGGTACATTTATAACTATGTCCTTTGTTTTTGGTCTCCCTTCAATAATTCTTTCTGCTTCTCCCTGTAAAACACCACATAGGTATTTATGATGCCAATTAGTAGATAAGGGAACAGATGGTTCTACTATATGCCAGCTAAACTTAAAGAAATCATAAAATGACATCTCACATAGTTTCTGTTCAATAGCAAACTTTATAAGTTCGTCTTTATCCTTTGTATTCATCTAATCGGTTTCTTAATTCCTCAACAGATATATCTTCATTAAAATCAATCTTAATTTTTTTTGTAGTATTATCGTTAATTTCAGATGATGAAAGTTTTGGTACTGTATAGTTCATCAATTTAGTTATAGCATTTATATATGCTTCGGGAGATTCCAAGAATAATTGCTCTAAAGCTATTTTTATTTTAGTTGAATGACCTTCCAAAGCCCAAGCTAAAGCATTTCTACTCATTGCAGTTGTTTTAGCTTTTCCTCTTGTTGGTTTTATATTATCTATAGCTGGAGTAGTTGGTGGTAAGTTTCTTTTATTTGATAAGGGAGACTTAATCTTTTCAGCTTCCTTATTCTCCTTAATATTCTTTTCCATATCATTAATATCAGAACCTCCAATACCTAACCTTCTTCTTAACTCCTCTTTTTCTTTATCTTTATCTTTCATAATAAATTATTTTTTACAAATATATGTAATTGATATATAACTTAAACGAAATTTATAGAAATAATATAAAATTCAACTTTAAAATTTTATTTGCATTATATATAGCTTTATCCTTATCCTTATCTTTATCCTTATATATAAGGGTACTATAAACCCTTCACTAACCCTTCATTAACCCTTCCCAAACAGTTGTTTCTTCCATCTTTTTCGTAGTTGTTAAATTCCTATCCCCTAACTTAGCAATACATTTGTGTTACTTTTGTGTCTGCCCTAACTTACTCCATATCTAGTAAAACAACCTTTATAAAATTGAAGTTCAAAATTTGATTTGTGTGTATATGTCCTCAATTGTGAATATTTTGGAAATTGACGGTATTTTTTAAAAAACCTCCTAAAAACTACAAAATCTCCTTAAAATTTGGAAATAATCAAAGAAAGTAAGAAACTTATTAACATTTTTATAAAATTGTTCGTTTTATTTGGTATATTCAAAGGAAAAACGCTGGTTTTTAACATGTTTTCTTATAAATTTCTTTACTTTCTTTAAAAATTATTTGTTAACTACAAAAGGCGATAAATAAAAAAGTTATTATAACAATAAATTTAATAGTTGCGCTTTCTTGGTTTAGGTTTGCCATGTGTTAAAATTTTAGTTAGTATTTATTTTAGTTTTTATATGTCTAAGTCGTCGCGGTGGTGATACTCGCTTATCTGGCTATTATAGATTGCGTCGCTTTGTAATATGCTTTCCTCTCTATCTTCACAATAAACAATACAATCTTCACATGCTTCAACATCTGCCGAATCAATATAATATAATTCATCTGGATGCGTTTCGTGTCCGCATTCATTACATGTTCTAGTATTTTCTGAGGCTTCCCCGCTCATATTATTAAGCTTCAATATATCACTATCACTGCTTTCATCATTGCTAAGAGTTTGGTTATATGTATTGAAGTGGTGGAAGGTGTCGGCGTATGGGTAATAACAATAACTATCTCTCTTTACTTCTATATCAAATATAGGATTATTACTGCAAAATATTTCTTTAGTTGTGTTCTGTTCTGCTGTTACTTTGCTTTTTATATCGTACCAATTGAAACAGGGCGCAAACTTAATATCGTTGTCCGCTGCAATGGTGTTTATATTAAAGTGTTTATGTACTTGATTGAATAATTGCGTTTGCGTTTCTGCTCTATGTTCTTGCGTCTTGGTGTAAATTCTATCAATAAAAAAATGTTTCGGATTCTGTTTCTTTCTTCTGTCTATATCTGCTTCGGCTTTGTCTATCCATACAAGGGCGCGCGCGACTATCTCATTACCTTGAGTAAGTATTGCCATCTTCAAAGTGTTTTCATCTGTATTAATATCGTTATAAATTTCAAAATAGCTTTTGGGCTTTCCCTGCATACAGGATTTATTAATATCGCTTTTTTCTTTTATGTGTAAATTCTCTATTTTGCCGATATTAAAAGGCTCGTTATTTGCTGGCTGGCTACAACTTCCTGTGTTGCTGTGCTTATGGTTGTATATTTGCGGTATGTGTTCAGCGTCTAATACATGAAAAGTCTTAGGCAACAACAAATTTGCGGCGGCGGTTGCTTCTGTTACAATGTTATTGAATTGTTGCAATTGCTCGGCTGTTATTCCTTCAGTATCAAAATAATTATTTGCAAACTTACGCAAAGTACAGGCGTTGTAATATTTATTCCTCTGCTCGGTTGTTGGGTGTGTTATTGTTATATTTGCGTGCTCTATCAATTTAAGAATTTTATCTTTTTTAATATATGATATTTTAAGAGGGTTGCAAACGGCGTTTGCTATCGTATTAATACAAATATTAAATTTTTTATTTTCTTGTATATCTTGCTCGCAAATATCATCAAGCATAGATAAAACTATATTTTTAAATTTTGGGTTTTGAATATACATTTTTTTTAGTTTTTAAGGGTTTATAGTTCGTTATTTAATTGCTCGTTATTCATTTGTAAAATTTCCTCTAATTCATCTCCTATATTTTGAATATTAGAGTTTATTTTATTGTCAATAATATTTTCTATTTGCGCATAGGAATTGAAATCTATATTTGCGCTCGTTTCTTTAGTCCATTTTGCAAACAATTTTAGTTGTAATTTTAAGGTTTTTATTTCCTTTTCTAGTTGTTTAATTTTTTTGTCCATTTTTTTAGTTTTTAAGGGGTTTATATTAATATGTAATAAAAGAGTAGATAAGGACGCAAAAGCCTAGTAAAACGGCTGAAACTGCTATTGTTTCTGATATGTTGGCTATCTTGTCGGCTTTTCTTTGTGCTGGAGTTTCAAATTTGTATTTATGGAGTTTACCTCCGTTTCTTCGCATAAACTCCTGAACTTGATTAGAGGGCAAATATAAAACGGCGTTTGTCGCTCTGTTTGTTAGTTTGTAATCTTTTAAATTCTTCATTTTTTTTATGTTTTTAAATTAATAATAGTACAAAAGTAGAAAATAAAACCATACTACAAAATTATTTTGTAATTATTTGTAAATTAATTTATTCTACTAGGTTAAAAAATATGTAATTTATAATGATTCTAAATAAGAAATAAAAACCTCATAAGTAAAAAAAATTATATAAAAAAACTTTTTTACATTTATTTTTTAATTTATAATGATTCTAAATAAGGAAATACTATGCATGCATAGTAAATAAAAATCTCAAAAAATCCCTATATATAAGCCCCTAACAGTTTCAGGGCTATATATAAGCCCCTAACAGTTTCAAATGTAAATTGGTTTTAGGAAATTGTTTGGAAATTTTTTTTATTTTTTTATATAAAGGGATGACAGTTTCAACAGACTTTAATCTTTGGTGTAGGTTTTGTGTGTAAGTATCTGATTTATAATAGGTTGACTGACTTCACAAACATCAGCTAAGTATTCTTGAGTGTATTGTCCTGTCTTATAAAGGTTTCTTATTTCTTCTGCTTGCTCAAATGTAAACTTTCTTTTAGCATATCCTCCACCTCTCCTATCTTTTCTATCTTTCCTTTTAATCTTCCCCATTATTATTATCTTTTTTCTTATCTTTAATCTTATCTCTCTCTACCTTATAACAAACACTACATAATCCTATTATCTCTGTTGTTAGGGGGTCGTATTCTTCAGGGTTTTTATAGTTAAGTGGAGCTCCTAAGTAACTTTTATTCTTTAGTAACTCAAACTCTCTATTACATATATGACATATAATCTCCATCATAACCTTCCTCTATAATCTACCCCCATCATACTGTTTATGCATATAATTATCAATAGCTTCTTTACATTCGTCAAATCCTTTACATACCTTAGCTGTATATCCAACTTCATTTAGGTATGCAATCCATTCGTGTTGATGTTTTGAAGCGTAAGACTTTCTATCCTTCTTTATTTCTAAAAAAAGACCACATGATTCTCTAGTAGGGTAGCAGATTTGGAGGTCAGGGAAACCTTTTATATAACCGCTAGCTTTCGCTTTTACGGCTTGGGTGTAGGACGTTCTTATCCCACCTAAACTCGCACAGAATTTAGCTAAGGGATATTGTAGTTGTAGGTATTTAACTACTGCTTTTTGGAGCTCGTACTCGCTTTGACTTTTTGATAATCCGTTTTTTGTTGTCTCGTTTAACTTTTGGTTTATCTTCTTTTTCTTTTTCATCTTTTAATTGTTGAGCAGACTTAACAAGTTCTAAAAGATTTTTATCTGTATTATGCATAATACTTATTTTCTTGTTAATCTGATAATATCTTACATCAACTCCAATGAGCCATAAGATAATTACTGCTAATGTAATGTAAATTGTTGTCATAGTTTATTTTTTTTGGTTAATTTTTTCTAATTCAAATTCTAAATGAGCTATTGCTTTCTTAATACAATCAACAGGAGTGTCATGTTTACGATATGCTCGTAAGATGTATGTAGTTGCTGTAGCAAGATGATATGTTAAATCAAAGTTATCACAAACTTTTCTTGCTTCATATCCGTTTTTCCCTTTATAGTATTCTGGAACTCTATCATCAAATATTTTTAAATCTTCATCTATTGTAGAGCTCATTAAGTCTTTTTTACTCAACAACATTTTAGGATTAATATATGCGGTATTACTTTGTTTGTTGTTATCCATATTTCTGTCTAATTCGTAGTAATATTTACTGTGCTCTTTCTTTTTCATCTAAATAAGTAATTAATTGTTGTGGTGTGTATATAGTTAAATTGTTATTATAACTTTTGTATATCATTGTAAACTCTGGTTCTGCTTCGTTAAATGTCCATAAAACTCTAACCCCATTTTCAATCTGTTGTCTCAATAATCTTTTTATATTATTAAATTTCATAATGCAAATATATACATTAATAATTCATAATAAGTAATTCTGTGCCTTTATTTTGTTTCTTTCCCTTAGTTGCTCCAGCAGCCTTATTAAATTCTTTACTTTCCCATCTGTATTTATCTTTAGGCAACCACTCACTTAACAAATCAAAATCGTAATAAGATAAAGCAAACTTACCTTTTATTCTTTTCAAGTGTGTTACTAATGTATTGTGGTCATCACTATCAAAATCATGATTAGAATAATAATCCTCTGTTTTCCAATATGGTGGGTCAACATAAAAGAATGTTGAGAGACTATCATATTTTAATATTAAATCTGTATAATCTAAATTCTCAACCTGAGTTATACCCTCTAACTTTTCAATAACATCATCCTTCTTTAACCTCCTTCTTAATGCGTCGTATTTACTAGCATACTTCCCTTTTAAGTCAATGAATTTACTTTCTAGTATCTTACTACCACTGAACACTTGAGTTGCACAATAAGCATATTGTCCCGCTATCTCTTTGTCTCCTAATTCATAAGGATAATTATAATCTTTAACCATGTTTAATGAGTTCTGAGCTATGTTAAATGTATCTACCTGTTGTGATGGTACTAATTCCAGCATATCTGAAAATTCTTCAGGACTTCTCATACATTCAAATAGATTAGCCATAAATCTATTCTTATCATTATAGACAACTTCTTTTAGGTTTGGTTTCTCATGTATATCTCCCTTAACATATACCCAAAACGCTCCACCAAAAACTTCTACATAAGTTTCTATATCGTTTGGTATGTATTCACATATCCATTTACTCATCCTTGATTTCCCTCCTATATAGCTAATCATTTTTATTTATTATTTAGTTAATTTATCGTATTCATTTATTACCTCTCCCCATGTCTCATAACCTTCATAAACTCTAGATACTCTTATATAAAAAATAGTTAGATACCTTTTATATATAGCAGATTTATCATCTCCATTACTTAGTATAGTGTATCTGTTGATGTCTGGTATTACCTTAAGAGTTATTTTTATTGGGGTCATTATTTTAATTCTTCAAAATTTTTGTCATAATCTAAATTGTCTATTGTTTTTTCTAAATTTATATTGCCGTTTTTAATTTGATGTAATACTTCTAAAGTATTTATTCTAACATACTCGTCTATACTGTCCATTAAATCCATAGGACACAATGTGCAGTCTATTAAGTCGTTTAGTTCGTCTAAAAGTTTTTCTTCTGTCATTTTATTAAATTTATTTTGTTTTCTATTTTATTAAGTCCTGTTCCCTTCCTACTTCTATACTTGAGCCGTTTATCTTGTCGTTCTGGCTCTTTACTAGACTCATTCCATATTAATTGTCTATGTTCTTTTATCCATTTGTAATAATTCTGAACATTCAACACAAAACTATCTGTCCCTCTTACTCCCTGTCTAAAAGCTTGAACTATATCCTCAAAATATAAATTCTTAAAATCTTCCTTAACATCATAAGCTAAAGACTTAGCTAGTATAACAATATGTTTCTCATCTTTTAACTGTCCTAGCTCAACCAATGTTTTGCTTATTAAATCAACACACATTAACTCTAACTCTTTTATATCTATGTCTTTTATCATCTTATTTGGTCTTTTCTTATTATTAATTTATCAGTAAATTTTTTATCATCATCCTCTAACACCAACATATTTTTATCTCCAACACTAATAATTATATTATCTCCAACCACCAATCTAATCTCATATCTTTCAAAATACTTTCCATTCTCAGGATAAACTCTATATTTATCTCCATCTAAAGACAACACATAAGCGTCTAAAGATTTATCTGTAAGTTTATTTAATTCCATTTGAGTCATTCTACTTCTGTGTTTCATTAACTATTATTTACTATATCTCTAGCTTTCTGCCAAGAATCTATTTGGTTTTCTACCTTACTTGATTTATTAGAGTTTGTTGAGTTATTCTCCCAAGTTCTTAAAGAAGCTTTCCAATCTTTCATAGAGTTCTTACCAACCTTCCATCCATTACTTTCGTAGAAATCTATGAATGTTTCAGGGTTTACATTATTACCTCTCTCCAAACAATATTCTTTAACCTCATCTATTGTAGGTTTTTTGAATTTCTTTATTAGTGGTTTAGATAGTTCTCCTGTGTCTAAGGCGCTTATCTCTGATAAGTCAACATCTCCTATACTATATAGGTCATACTTATCTATTAATTTTATAACTGACTTATGAGCGTTAACATTTTCGTTTAACTGTCCGTACTGAAAATCTATAAATTTAGGTATGAACCATTTATTACCATTATCAAATATCTTAATGTTTTCGGAGTAATGTTTTATAGCTTCTTTTTTGTTTATCTTAGACCCTACTCTAATCTCAGCAACATCTAAATCAACATCCCACACTCCAGCGTGATTACAGTCATCTAATATATATAACCATAGTAACTTATATTTAGTAGGTAATCTTCTTATAAATCCTTTTTTCCATTTTTCTGTATCTGTAAATCTTTTAGGCATAATTATTTATTTTAGTAGTGAGTATTAATAACATTATTTACTTTGTCTAAGGTTGGATTTTCGTCAATATCATATATTGATTCATCATAATAAACCTCAGCTTTACATCCCTTGCAGTATCTATAATTTTCTAACTTTGATATAGATTCTACAACTTTGTCTCCACAATAGTAACACAGCTCCTCTCCATCTTCATACACTACTTCATTACCGTTCTCATCTTCCCACTTATCAAACTCATAGTAATTTCCTCCATAACCTCCTCCCCAATAATTTTTACCTCCATTAGAAAAATCGTATGTTGTTTTGTTGAACTCAGTATTAATATATTTCTCACATCCTAAATGAACTATAAGATTATATATTAAGTTAAGACAATTTTCTGCATCATAGAAATCTACAGTTTCATTATCTGTATGAGGATTGTAATATCCACTACTCATATTAGCTACACAAACATCTAAACCGTTATCAACTAATTGTTCTACATCTGTCATAACTCCCTTTGTTTCTTTGTATTCGTGGTACTGTAAAACAGGAGCAATCTTTTCTGAAAAATCTTTGCCAAACAAATCCTTACCACCTATGTTGTTTACAAAATCATTATGACCTCTCCTGTCTGATTGAAATACATATCCAACATCTTTGAACCATTCCATATCAGCCTGACTACTACCTACACATCCAACTTCTTCTGAATGAAAGAACGCGCATTTAACTATCTCTAAGTCTAATAACATCTCTAAGCATATCCAAACACCTACATTATCATCTCCACCAACTCCTACTTGTTTTTGTTTGTCGTTACTAAATGCAAACAATATACCATCATTATCAAATACCCTAAAGTCTTTATGTATATCGTGTACTGTGTCTGTGTGAGAAACCACACAAGGATAGTTTTCTGAAATTCCCTTAGTAACATAAACATTATTGTTTTTTATTACTACTGATGCTTCAGGAACATTTTTTGTTACAAAATCTTTTATGTACTCTATCATCATTTCCTCTCTACCTGATGATGATTGAACTGATAATACATCAATCAGCCTTTGTTTAGTTTCATTCATATATTTTTATAGTTTTTAAGGGTTAACGAAGGGTTCTCTAACCCTTCAAATCTTATACAAAGATACGAAATAAATCCGAGACTGCCAAATAATTTGGTAGTTATTTCTAAATATCTATTAATAATTGTAACAATGGTAGTAATATCCCCTTAGAAGTGTTGTTATCTCCACCTTTAAGGTCTAAGTTTGTGTTAAGAAACTTTCTACATTTTTCTTTAAGCTTCTCTGTTTTTATAAGGATAAAAGAATCCTTAGAGACAACAAAACAATAGTAATCAGCTTCAGTCTTAGAAATTCCAGAGGGGTTCCCACGGCTTTCATATTCAACAAACACACTGCCAGTCTCAGCAGCTTTAAGGTCTGTTTTAACTTCTATTGATTTATCATTAAGTATATCTCCAAGTTCCTTCTCTTTTATCTGTCCTAATTTTAAATCGTATCTAAAATCATTAGAATACTCCATTTTAGAACGGCACGTCTCCACTATCAGAAGTTTTAAATTCTGATTTTGAATCTTCTTTTTTGTTAGGTTCGTACTTGTTTTCAAAAGCATAATGAGTAGCTCCTTTTTCTGATGGAGTTCTTCTTTCAGCTATTGTAATCTGAATCCAACCATTCTTTTCAATCTTTTGTAAATCTTCCATTTTAAGATTTGCGTTGATTAATGTTCCATACTGTGTAGTATGAGCTTTAATACTGCTAGCTATGTAATTTTTTTCTTCTGCCATTTTGTAATTGTTTAATTGTTATTAATTCGTTTATTTTTTTGTTAATTATAATTGTTTTTTCTTGTAGTTCCTCAAGCTGCTGCTCTACAGAATTTTTTATTAAGTCTAATTGAAAACATATATCTTTATATGGTAGTATGGTTAATTTAGGATAAGGAACAGTGTAGTCATCAAATGTTCTACATGAGTGCAAAACAGTTGCGTGGCTATGAAGTGTGATTTTACCTACCTTTTCAAAACTGTATTTAAAATAGTTTCTCATTACATAAAAAAACAATCTTCTTGCATCTAAAATATCTCTCTTTCTTACCTTACTTCTAATTTGTTGCTCGTTTACACCCATTTCCTTATATATATAATCAAATACAAACTGTATTTTTTTTCTATCTCTTTCCATGTCTACCTATTTTGTGTTGGTAAAGCGACAACCATATCATAATCTTCTTCTCCTTCAACCACTATATTGTGTTTGTTTGGTATATCTAATTCTATAATATCTATTATATCTTTAACATCTATATTTAAGAATGTAGCTAATCTAGCCATATGAAAGTATCTTAGGTAAAAGGGATTGTCAATATATTTATCTATAGTGCTACCTTTTACATTTATTATTACTCCAAATCTTCTTTTTGATATACCTCTAATTCTAAGTATAGCTTCTAGCTCGTTTTTAGAACTCCTTATCTTATCATAGTTATTTTTTTTCATCTTTAGTTTTTTTTAGTTAAACATTTTTTTCCATTGTTTCCTTACATCAGTTTCAACTACATCTTCTTTTAACATTCTTATAACAGATAATGCTTCATCTTCACTGTATGTATTTAATTCTGAAAGTATTTCAGATTTTTCTGGTTCTGATATGGGACTAATTTTTAACAGAGACTCTATTACACCCATCTGTATAGATGAACATAATAAAGGTTCTCCATTAGTTAGTTCGTCAAACCACTCCTCATTCATTAGTCAACAATCTCATCTTGACCGAACACTCCTTGCTCATAGAATCCAGCAATCTTTAATACAACTCTACTCATAGCTCTTTTCTCTGCCATAGCTACAGGGAATTTTTTACCTCCTCCCATTAAGTTGTTATCTGCAGACTCTCCGAAAGACATCATATTTCTAGCTTCTCCATTTACAGTCATAGAAGCAACAGCTTTTAATACACAATATCCTTTCTCAATATCCATACTTATAACTTCATAAGCTACAGTTATCTTTTGTTTAGACACAATCTTATCTATACCTGTTCTTGTAATAATTACAAATCCTCTTTTGTCTTTGTAAATATCTTCTTCAGTTAAACCATTTTCAATATAAAGCCTTCTTAAAGCTTCTTTCTTGGTTTCAACTTTTACCTCAGTGTTGTTTTCAACTTTTTTCATTTTAGTTTTAGTTAAGTTATTACTCATTTTATAATTAGTTTGGTTAATATTCTCTTGTTCTTCTTGCTTTTGTTGGTGAATAGCGATATGCTCTCTTAATAAATGTTCTCCTGTTTCATTAGTCATCATATCCTCTTGCATTTGCATAAATTCTTCTTTCATTCTACCCATATCTGTATGTTTTTTTGTTAAAATTATGTTCTCTACAATATAAGTCTAGTGCTGTTTCTGAATGGTCTCTACAGGCATAACATATATTTATATCTGTATTTATAGTTGCATCACAACAATAACTTACTGTGTCCATTTCATCAAATTCATTAATACACTCGTAACACACATCTGTATCATCATATTTAGGGTTACATCCACAGTTCTTACATTGTGGGGAATCATTTTGGTACTCTCTTGGGTCATCATACTGACCTCCTGTAATAATAGTTTTAATCATAGTTAGTTTTTTAGGTTTATATTCTATTTATTCTTTCAAATCTTGTACAAAGATACGAATAATAAATGGAACTGCCAAATTATTTAGAAAGTTTTTTTAAATTTCTTTGTTATTTATCCTTATCTTTATCTTTATATTTATCCTTATCTTTATATATAAGGGTTCACTAAAGGGTTAGTCAAGGGTTGTTTAACTGTTAAAAATAATGTGTAATTCTTGCAACCTGTCCGTTAAATTTCTCATGTAAAAAACCTTCAACAGCTTTAGGTACCCCGCAAAATCCTTTTCTACTATGCCAACTATCTGTTCCTGAGGGACTTCTTAAGTATTCTATAGTAACTCCTATATAATCTTTAGCATCTAAATACTTATGTTTAACTTTATGATGTAAGTGATGTAAATACCAATACCTAAATTTAGTTTCAGACCATTCTTTTGGTTTTTCATTAGCCATTAATAATGGTAATTTATCCATTTTAGCTCCATCTCCATGCTCTAATCCAATTAAACTATTACCATACTTATAATATTTTCTATGAGAAACTTCAGCATCAACAGTAACATCATCACATTTTCTAAACCAAGATTTTAATGCATGAGCTAAATGAAAACCACTTTGATAATCATGATTGCTCATTGAATGCACACAATCTACAGGAGCCACCTCCCTTAAAATCTCCACACATTGCACATATAAAGCTAAAGCAATTTCAAAATGCTCCCACCATTTACCATCTGTATCTTGTGGGGTTCCTTTAGTTGTAGTTCCATAAACATTGTCTATATGTAGAATATCATTACCAATACAAAAAAGTATTCTATCTACATTAAAGTTTTCTACCTTCCATAATATACCATTTATACCCTCTATAACTCTTTCAACAGCAGTGTCTATATCATAACCGTCAACAGTTTCAACGCTATTTGCATATTTACCTATATGAATATCAGCTGGATTTATTACTAACAAATGTTCGTTAGCATCTTTTTTATTTCTTTTTAATTTTTTGTAGTTTGGAGAGTAGTTTTCTATTAAATCTTTGATTTTAGGTAATATACTTTCTTTATCAACTACATCTTCTTTAGTAACTATAGAGAACCTTAATTCTCCTGATGATGATTGCCAGTGTTTAACACTAACAACATCCTTTTTATTTATACCTCTATCCTTTAAATGAATTTCTAATGCTGTATTGCCATTGATATTGTCAACAGTTTCAGCTCTATTTTGATAGACTAATTCTTCTTCTTCTTTACTAAGTCTTAATCTTCTACCATACTCTTTCATATTTTTTTTTTCAAATATACAAAAAAATATTTATAAAAACGCAAAAGGGGGAACTACCCCCCTTTCACAACCCAAAAAAACTACTTGAAAACACACGAATATTCCCGAAAGGGAATAGTAGTTACCTGCAAAGATAACTATTTTTTACAACATTCTTTACTACAAACAGGATTTTTTTCAAATACTGAAAAAATTAAAGGTAATACACCTATACCCGTTAGTATTAAATTATTTGTTGTTATACCATGTAATGTTATATCTGCTGATGCAGCTAAAACAACTACTCCTGATACAGTTCTTTTACTAGACCACTTACCCTTGTTATCTTTAAATAACTCTAATACAGCTTTTACTAACTCTGTAATTGGTTTTATGGCGCTGTCCGCAACAGCAGACCCTATCCATTTTGTAAATGGGTTTTTTAATTTAATACCCATACTATTTCTTAGATATATCAGCTATTCCCTGACCTAATATAAGAGCAAGAATTGCGTAATAAACTTTTTCAACTTCTACTTCGGTTAAACCTAATTTAGCTGCAATAAAAGGAACAAATATAGCTCCCATTGTGTACCAAAATTTTCTTGAACCAAACATTTTTTTTAAAATTTCCATTTTTTATTTATTTAATTAATATATTCTATTGTTACTTCTTTACCATCCTCTAAAGCTTTAGCTATAGGAGGATATATTCTTGTGTACGCCTGAGTTGATTTTCCTATGTAACCATCTTTTTCAATTTGATTATTAACTTGAGTATCTCCAACAAGCAAACAACCAGAAGTGTGCTCATCAGTATTACCGCAATGTATAAGTATATACTCAAAGTTCGGAACATCTCTTACCCATAAAGTCCCCTTATGTATATCAGAGAACCTTTTTTTATATTTATTATGTATTCCACCAACTGTTCTTAAAGTTATTCTATATGTCCCTTCTGGTATTCTAGTTTCTGTTATAATCTTTTTTTCCATAGGCCTATACTCATCTTCTAAAGTATAACACAAAAACTTCTCCCCATCCGTTACATCAAACAAAAGACCATTTGTAGAATCTTCTTCACTACTAAATCGTACTACTTTTAATTTCATACTATCTTCCTTGACCTCTATACTTTTTTTTATAACCTGTTTGTCCCTTAGAAGCATTCTTACTATGAACTCCCTTACGCTTCTTACTATTAGTTTCCCTAAAGACAAACCCTAATCCTTTCCTAGCCATTACGACAATGGAGCTGTTATCATTAATACCTCAACATCACAAGCTGCTGTATCAGCATCAGCTGATATCTGAGTTATGTCTGCAAAAGCATTAAATGATGTTCCCGAAGCATCTATATCAATATCAGGACTCATTAAGAAAAATGATTCTCCCGCTTCTAACTTAAAGAATTGAGAGTCTGTTCCATCATACAGTCTAAGTTTTAAGAAATTAGTATCATCTAAATTTGTTATTCTAAAATAACACCAATCATCAGATACTACCTGACCCCTGCCATCTGCTGTAGAAGTATGAAAAATATCTGTAAAAGTTGTTGCTATACTCATTATTCTTTGTATAACCTCTCCTTGACTTTCAAAAGATTTAGATATAGCGTTACCATAAGAAACTCCGTTAAGAACTATATTTTCTGATATTGTTATTGTTGCCGTTGAGGCTGTTACTGTACTTGCCATATTATTTGTTTTTTAATTTGTAAAACTTATATATTGTAAAAGCTATAGCTAAGGATATTGAAACCATAGTTAATATCTCATTACATTCTGTAATTGTTAAAGCACTCGCCCCTCCAGTGGCTATTACTACTTGAATACTATCTTTCATTTCTGTTTTCATTTTTTTTTATTATTCAATACTACCTGTTAAAGCAGGGTTAGTATAACCTATAGAGGTGCCACTATTCAAAGATATACTTGTTACATTATGTAAAATTGTTCCAGCTGGAATTGAAACTCCAACAAGAGAGGTTACTGCAACACCAAATATATCAAGACTATCAAACTCAGAATCTGTTATAACTTGAATCTTGTAAAAGTCCCCATCTATCGCTCCACTTGAACTATTTATAAATGTTTGAGAACCATCTCCCGTTAATTCTCTAAGTTTTCCTAAAGCTACTGCGTCCATTTTTTTATTTTTTAATATTATTAATTTTTGTTTTTTATATTTTTTAATCTGATGTTAAAGAATCTGTATCTTCCTCTATATCAGTACCTTCTGCGTTCTTTTCCCAACCTAAAAACGAATGAGCACAATCTGTTGGGAATATCTCGTTATCTCCAAAGTCAAATTCTTCTGTAGTCATTAAGTCGTAATAAACTCCATCATAATAAATAGGAGGAGTTAATTCATTTCCTTCATCATCATAAGTTGCAGGTACCTCTACTATCTGTCCTATATAGACTATAGCCTGTGTTCCATTTCTGTAAACATCTTGAGTGATTCCTTCTTCAGTTACTACTTCATAAGTACCTTTAGAAAGTAAATCTGCATCTCCTTCTGTTTTGTCTGTGTATTGTAATTTGTATATATTCATTTTATATTGTTGTTAATGTTATTAATTCTGGGTCTGTTAATGCTGTATCGTATACTTGTAGTTGTTTTACTTTTGAAGGGAAAGTTCCACTCCCAACAGAAAAATCAAATCTTATCTGATTCAAAACACCTGCACTAAAAATAGTAGCAGATGTATTTACTCCTTCTTCTACACCATTAATCCAAAAAGAATAATCTCCACTTTTCCATTTAATAGCATACTTATTAAAATCAGTTGTATCTGATATAGTTTTTTCAAGCGTGTTTATTGTATTTCCTCCAACTCTTGTTCTACATAAAACTCTATTTGAGGTACTCATAAATCTAAAATAAATATAATCATCAGAAGGTGTAATACTACTGCTTATTGAAAGGTATCTATTAGTTCCATCATCTGACAAAGCAGCAACTTCTAAAAACAAAACCCCTTCCTCACTATTTATCAAATCACTAATTCCTGTCTTTTCATATTGGTCTTGTATACGAGTAACTGTAGTGCCGTATGTTGGAATGTATGATGTAGCGTAAGAGCCTTCTTCTAATTGACATCCCCATAAAAATATAGCAGTAGTGTCTGTTCCATTTACCCTGTCTATATCAATTTCTATATCTGCTTCAGTACCGTCTGATATAAAACTAAAACCAACTTTCCACCACCCATTTCCATAATCTTCTAATAAAACATTTGTTCTTGTTCCTCCTTGATGAAAAGTTGTTGTTGACAAAGCACTACCATTCCATTCATAACCTTGTCTAAACAAAGTTCCACTTGCTATTCTTGCACCTATTGTAGTTACACCTCCAGTAACAATATCATCATTTTTAATAAATGCACTTAAACTATAATCGGTAGTATTTGATATGACTAAATTATTTACATAAACTCTGTCATTTTCACTTACTCCGTTCTTAGTAACTTTACTTGCGTTTACAGTCCCATCAGGACTTGTAGTGTTGTTATCAATAACAGTTGTTTGCGTTTTACTGTATTGTGATATTTCCTCACTATAAGTTATAAGATTAGTCCTCTCAGGCTCTACTAATAAACTAGAAGTACCATCTGTATAATCTACTCTTGCAAGATTGTTTTGGGTAAAAACTTGTGCTGATATATTATCAATATCTCCATCAAATCCACTTACTGCTTCTATTATCCAACCTGCTGAATCAACTGTT